CCCTTTGAGGCTGATCCCCTGAGATACGGCGGAGATAAACGGGAATCAGATGATGCCTTCTGGGTGGACCTGTTGAGTGAGTACGGGGCTAATTTCCGTATTCTGAATTCATCTAACTTCAACAGTCGTGTTGAAGAAGCAAAACATCATATGGAACAGTTGTTCCTAAACGATCCCCTGTGGGGCTACAAAAGGACTTACGATGGACAAGTGGATTGAAGACCTTATGGGTAAAACCTTTAAGGGTAGGTACAGTGGTAAGAAATGTGCGGTTGTAGGGCAGTCTATTGCTGCTACTACTTCTTTGTGCATTTACCAGTACCTAGATTCTGGTGCTTTATACGTTGCCAATGAAAAGACATTCAATGAATGTTACGTTGAAGTCCCCCAAGACTACACCCTTTGGCGTAACGTGTATGAGTCTGGTCATAGTGGTGTATTCACAAGCTGGGCACAGGCGGACACTAATGGTGGTATTGCCGTGTTGGGTAGGGTTGAGTACGTCTACGATGGTACCACATCGAAGTTGAAAGACATTATTTTCCACAAGATATTCAATGGCAACGTATAAAGAACAGATAACCGAAGCCCAGAGCTATCGTGTACGTGAGGGTGGTTTCCATAGAGGGAACTGCCCTTTTTGCGGTGGTAAGAACACCTACACCGTGAACAACCGATCCGGGGAGCTTTGGTGGAATTGCTTCAAGGCTTCATGCGACGTAGGGGGCTCGCTACAGGGCGATATGTCCATGCAGGCTATCCACCTACGTCTAGGCGACAAAGGCTACTCAGAGGCCTTGGCTGTGGTCCAGAGAGGCATTCCAATACCCCATGGTCTGGTTGGTATCAACACCCGTGAACCCGTGCTGACTTTTCTTGCAGCGTATAACTGCATTGCAGCTTTTAAGACCGGGTTAATAGATATAAAGTACTCGCCTAGTGAAGACCGGATCATGTTTCCTATAAGACAGGGTGACAAAGTGGTGGGCTACGTAGGTAGGGGAAGGCAGGGGGTAAAACCTAAATGGAAAAAATTCGGTGATTGTAGCTCACTTTTAACTTGCGGATTGGGCCGCACTGCGGTAGTTGTGGAAGACGCCTTAAGTGCATGCGCCGTGGGAATCATTCCAGACTACACAGGTTGCAGCCTTTCGGGTACCCTTCTAAGCCCCGTTCACATTGTTGAGCTACGAGCCTTTGACAGGGTTATCGTTGCGCTGGACCCTGATGCTATGAGCAAGGGTCTGGAGCTAACCTCTAGGTTGGGTTCTAAGGCTACCTTGAGACTGATTGATAATGATTTGAAATACTTTGGACCTGAAGATATTAGGAGACAGTTAGATGACAAATGAAATTACCGGACGTTTGGAAGCTTGGTGCCCTGACAATATCTATGGTAGGATTTTGTGGGGTACTCTGTATGGTGACTCCAAGGGCCGTTGGAAAGACGGTACCCGTATTCATACCTCTGATATCATGACACCCAAGGAAGAGTGGAAAGAGGGTGTGGTTATCCAGACCCGTAATTCAACCTACCTGTTGGGCAAGCCCATTGTTGATGGCGTGGTTAAGTGACCCGGATTTACCTTGACCTAGATGGAGTAATGGCCGACTTTGATGCCCACTTCCCGGCCCTGTTCGGAGTGAATCATAAAGATTTGCTAGATGATGAAATGTGGAGCAAGATTAACAGTCATCCTTCATATTTCAGAGACATGCCGCTGTGTGCTGGTGCTAAGGATTTTTATCTTAGCTGGTTGTATCAGGACATAGAGTTTAACATTCTAACAGCCTGTAGCAAATCCAATTACGCCAATGTAGCTACACAGAAGCGGGCATGGGTACGTGAACACCTTGGTTGGGCAACCGTGCTACCTGTGTTGGGTGGTCGTAACAAATGGCTGTTCATGAATGCGCCGGGTGACATCCTGATTGATGATTGGGAAAAGAACACCATTCCATGGGTGGAGAACGGCGGTAGGGCTATTCTCCATGATGGTGACTTTGAACGTACTGACTATCTGTTAACTGAAATGGTATGGGGTGCATAATGTTCGCAGCAACACAAGATGAAGACCTGAAGTGGCGGCTTAGTATCCGTCGCATTAGGACTATCAAGACCATTAGGGACTATTACGGTAATACACAGAGTGTCAGTTTTAGGTCTAGGGCTGATGCAAAGGCATTGGCTGACACCCTTAATGACATCGATATATACGACACATACTTTAACAAGCATACAGGCCTGCCCCTAGAGGGAGTGTCCCTTTATGCCGCTAAGCTGGCCCAGCAAGACATCGTAGACGCCATCCTATTGTTTGATGGTGTAGTAATAACCCCCGTAACGGAGTAATTTGGACACACAGTTTATCAAGAAACTCCTAGATGTTAACTTCTATGAGTCCAACAAGAACAAACTACATCGTGCCTTGTTTGAAGATGACACCCTAGAACTATATGACATTATCGTTGATGCCCATAAGAAGTATGGCGCTGATCTTAGTGTTAAAGAGGTGTTTGAACTATGGCAGAATGCTAATCCTGTAGCTCAAAACTCTGTGTTAAAGTCTATGAAAGACCTAACCACAAGGATTGAGCATGAGGATGAAATCTCTACTGAAGTTGCATCCGATATCCTAGCTGGGCTATGGCAACGCAACATTGGTAAAAAGATATCCCAATTGGGTATCAATCTCATGGAAGGCAAGTACGAGTCCTTCACCAAGCTTGAGAAGCTTATAGAACAGTCCAAGAATGGTTTCATGCCTACCGACTTTGGCGAAGAAACCACTAAGGACTTGAACATACTGCTGGCGATGACTTCTGATGAAGCCCGCTTCAGGTTCAACATTAACTCTCTATCCAGACATGTCTATGGGATTGGCCGTCAAGAGTTCGGCATTATCTTTGCACGTCCTGAGACTGGTAAGACCGCCTTTGGGGTGTCTCTGGCCCTAGCGCCGGGGGGTTTCTGTGATCAGGGTGCCAAGGTCGCTATTCTGGGTAATGAGGAACGTACTGAGCGGACTATGCTTAGGGCGTATCAGTCTTGGACAGGTATGACCAAGGAGGAAATTACCCATGCCCCTCACTTGGCTGTTGAACGCTTTGAATTGATATCTGAGAAGCTGTCCATGATGAACATTCAGAATTGGACTATGAATGAAGTTGAAGCATACGTCGATAAGATAGATGCTGACGTGGTTCTAATTGATCAGATGGACAAAGTTAAGGTAGAGGGTGTTAACTCAAACATTCCTAACCACGAGCGTCTTGGGGAAATCTATGTGCAGGGACGTGAATTATTTAAGAGACAGGATTGCGCTGGTCTGGTAATGTCACAGGCCAGTGCTGATGCGGAAGGCAAAACCATCCTAACGGCAGATATGATGGAAGGGTCAAAAACCCGAAAGTATGCCGAGGCCGATCTAATCATTGGCATTGGTAAGCATCCTGACAATGCAGATGGTAGCCCAGAAACGACAAGATATCTTACAGTTTCAAAGAACAAGCTATCAGGCTGGCACGGGACTGAGACATGTAAGATTGAACCGGGAATATCGAGATATGTTGACTGACTACGACATTATATCTTTTAAGAAAGCTAGGATGGCGGTTAAAGCTGCCCTAGCTGACCAGTTACTCACTGAGTGCAAGATACTACAGGCAGAGATTGATTTCTTTGAGGCTGTAGCACCAACGGCTACCCTTGACCAGTACCCAATCTGGTTACAGGAACTTATGGTTATCCACGGGTATAAATAATGGGCGATGAAGAATTCTGGTTTCAAGTAGGTATGCAGGAATTGGCCAGTCTTTCGACAGTAGGCTTAGCCCAGCGGATCGGTACCATGGCGGCTACACCAAGTCCATGGCGTACCTACGCCGCTGAACAAGAACCCAAGACATACGGCCCACATCTTAAAGTGGATATGTATGAACTGAATTACATTCAAGATCGTATGTACGACCTACAGAATTCAGGGCGTATGGAAAGCCACGAGTACATTACTTTGGCTGCTACCTACGAGAAGATGCATGATTTCTCCAACCTGAACTACTTAAATTGTTGGTGGCCTGATGATGAATTGATATATACATGGGAGCCTAGAGGGGATGATGGTGAGTGACCGTGACAGGTTAGAGGACGAGCTTGAACAGATTGAATTGTTCCTGACAGAGAATGAGATTTGGACACCTTTGGTATCTGATATGTACATTCGTCGGGAAAAGATTAAGGACACCCTTAAGAGTATGAAGGGTGATTGGTTGAACAGGAGTCACGTATGAAGTATATGATTGATCCCCCTTTGGGTTGGAAGTACGGTTTCCCTAAGTGGGTTGATACGGCGGAATACCACCGGCTGTTCAATGCTGATCAGGACGAATTCACCGCATGGCTTACCGAGAATGGTTATCCTGTGGAAGGTGCTGAGTCAGCTTGGAAACACTGCCGTTATGTAGGTCCGTATCCAGATGAGCATTAAGACGTACACAGCCGAACACGGTATGGTTAAGTACCTACATGTTGTGTCCAACCCCACTAAGAATAAAGCATTGTTTGCTAAGGTTGAGATAACCAATGATTTAGCTGGTTATCTGTCTTACGTAGTGGATGTTAACAAAATCACTGTGGTAGAGACTACCAATCTTGCATTAGCCATGGAGACATATGACAACTTATAGAATATTAGTACTGGACAATGAATCTAAGGTTCATCGTATAACACACTACAAGGGGGACATTGATGGTTCCCCTTACAACCCCCTCAATAGACTGGTGTCAGCGCATTGGCGTATGATCACCATCACTGAGAAGTGGTCTGAGAAGGACGGAGTATGTATCTATTCCCCTGAAATAGTGGTGGGTGATGCTAAGCGTTCTATCTATTACCACAACGAAGGGTACCCTTTTCGTCTCTGG